TTTTAAACATTTTTACTTTCTTTATTATACACTCGATCTATGCTGTCTGTAAAGATGATTTCTATGCTTATGTCATCCAGATCTGGATTTAAAGATTCTTTTAAACTTTTCCAAATTTTAGTAGTGGAAATACCTGGATTATGATCTTCCCATCCTAACAGTTGTACTACAGCTTTTCTGGTTTTTTCGGCGCCGCCATGTTTTTTGCAAGTGTCAGACCTTCCAACATGAATCAATTTGTTGTTGACTAGCAACTTATAAACACAACTGCCGCCTATCCAGTTCACAGTGTGTTTCTTTTTTGGAATATGTGTGATTTTTTTATTTTTTATTTGATATAAATCTTGTATTTTAAACATAACAGTTGGTGCGCCTGGAGGGAGTCGAACCCCCACGCCGTGAAGCACTAGATCCTAAGTCTAGCGTGTCTACCAATTCCACCACAGGCGCATAAATCATAATAGACCTCTTGCTTTGTACCCGGAATAAACAAAAAAGTCTATTATCAAAAAGTTAAACAAAAACCCCAAAGGTGTTATTATTACACCAAACAACCAAGGTAAGCCAACTGTAAAAAAAGCTATCTTTAAGATATAATCAAATGCAAGTATTGGAGGAACTGTCCATGATATCCAAGAGCTATTATTCTGATTTGTCTGTCTTGTCATCTGAAGAATTTTCTTCTTTTGGTTGCTCCACTGGTGTTCCGACTGTGAATTGATTACCAATATTTCCTTTGAACAGATAAGCGCCTTGATGATCTAGATTGATTGTTGGGTCTAACCAAATTGTGCCACCAAGTTCTTGGTATCTTCTACAAAATGTATAGTCTTCTGATAGATATCTTCTAGTATCAGGATCAATGATTGTATCAAACAATGCATACATGTAAGGATCATATTTTGGATCAGTGTTTAAGTCATTTTTATAATGTAAATCAGGCCATTTGTCCATCATTTTTTGAATTACTTCTCTTTTAAACATCATAAATCCAGTTCCACCATCATATACTGGAATTAAACCGTTTGTCATTGGAATTCTACCGTTTTCATCAGGTCTCATATTTAATACATATGAGGCTTGATGCTTGACCATTTCATTTTCATCAGCGTTTGATTCTGTTACTGCTTTATGAATACCTTTCCAGTTAATAGTTTTCTTTGGATAAGCTCCAACAATACAGTCAACATTCTTTGCCCACATTTTAATAATCGACTCTGCATCAAAATGAATATCTGCATCAATGAACATCATGTCTGTGAATTTAGGATCACTCATAAACATAGCAACAAGAGTGTTTCTACCTCTTGTGATCAAACTTTCGTTAGCAATTGTGGCCAGTGTAAAGTGTAAACCATATGTTTTAAATAATATTCCAACTTTTACCATGGCTTTAAGATAAGCTTCGCCTACCATACCTCCGTATGCAGGTGTGGCAATAAACAAATGTCTATTTTTAAATTGCTCTAAGTCAATTCTTATTTGATTTCCAGAAAGTGCTTGTGTAATTGTCTGTCCTGGCTCGGGTTGTTTTCCTAGTTTTTTGGCCTTGGCGGCTCTTTTTTCTTCTCTTTCAGCTTTCCATTTTTCACTGAATTTTTTATCACTCATCTTTTTTTCCTCCGGGATTTTCAGAGAATAACTCTGTTTTGTCTTTGTTGTAATTTTCTGGGGCGTATTTTTCTGCTTCAGGCATAGCTGGAATAATTTCTGCTAGGTTTGGCCATTGTTCTCCAAACTTTTTGTTTATGTCTAGCCAGTGCTGTTTGTCAGGTTCATCAAAACTGTCGGGTTTGATAGCATCAACTGGACATTCAGGTTCACAAACTCCACAATCAATACATTCAAGAGGATTGATTACTAACATGTTTTCACCTTCGTAAAAACAGTCTACTGGACACACATCTACACAGTCAGTGTGTTTACACATAATACAGGATTGATTCACATAGTAGGTCATATGTATATATTAATAAATTTTTATCAAAAGATCAAGTCTTTATTTCTTTTTTTCTGGCGGAAGGGGTGGGATTCGAACCCACGATAGAGTTGCCCCTATGCTGGTTTTCAAGACCAGTGCTTTCAACCGCTCAGCCACCCTTCCTTTGTGTTATTTAACTAGTTTGTTTTGACGCTAATGTGTCAAATCTTGTCAAAATTGTACTAATTAAATTGCCTAATCCATTTCTACGTTGTGCTGACAACAACTGTTGAAATCCTAAATCCATAAAATCGTCTGGAACAATTTCCTTACAATCTTCAACTGTACTACCATTTACACATTCACACACAATTCTAGTTATACCTTTGGTAATCATAGCATCACTGTCATATTCTACCGTGACTTGATTGTCATTTACTTGAACATCAACCCAAATTTTACTAATACATCCACTTACTAGTCTTTCATCGATGCGTTTTTCAGGAGACATTGTAGTTGATTCTTTGGCTAGATCAACCAAGTATTCTAACCGACTATGACCATCTAATAGTCCTAAGTCATCACTCCAATTTTTAATGCGTTGCTTTATCTGATTCATTTTGTTTTTTCTTAAGTTGATTTAAATTATCAATCATTATATTGTATTGCTTTTCTGGTACTTCGTTGGTTTGTTCAGCATATTCAATTTTTTTTATTAATTCTTTTATTTTTGTGTTAATACTGCTAGACATGTCTATATTATAATATAAAAAGTTGATACAATGCAATCAAATTCATTGTACTAAACCATGATGTTAATACCATTACCCATGGCAATGTTCTTAGATAAGCACCAACTAAACCTGTTACACTGCCTACAAAATAAAAAGGCACAAATATATCTGGTCTTGGATCTAACACTGTGTATGTTAGTATAGCACTACCGGTTATAACAAAAACCGCACTGATCATTTCCATATAAAATGCAGTTGGGTTTGATGTGTAACTATCTTTCCAAAATTGTGTTATTTTTTTAATCATATGTTTACAATCTGATTATTATTTTTAAAGTATTTAATCAATTCATAATCACCAATGCACTTGTGCTGAATTGTGTTTTGATGTCTAAAACAAACTCCAAAAACTACACTTCTAACTTTTAATTTTAGATCATTGCCTTTGCTAGAATTGGAGCGAGGCAGTTTTTCACAATCTGTTTTGAATTGTACACCGTGTTGATTTAGCCATTTAAATAAATCATGATCAGATAATTTATCATCCATCATAAAAACTTTGACCTGGGATAAATCTATGTCTCTAAAAAAATGAATTTGTTCTATGGTATGCTCATCTATATCATTTATAGATATCAGTGTTTGTATAATGTCAACCAGCACTTGCTTTTTCATGTCAGCTATGCTTTTACCAAATTTCATACAAATGTATTCTGTTAAACCAGATACATACCTATAAGTAGGATCTCTCATAAAAGCCAAAACAGTATCAACTGATTTATCTTGATTTATCTGTTCAGCATATTCATAATAGTTTTCTAAAATCTGCTGTTCATGTGCAAATTCAAGAAAACTAGTTGACATATTTTTAGCAATTGACAAATATCCTAGCCGAGTGTTTTTAAATTTCCAAATTTGTCCTTCATTAAAATATGTTGTTCTGGTTTTTAATTTAAGTTTTCCGTCAATTATGTTGTATTCATATTTGCTAGGAAAACTGTGTGATAATATTTCTTGCATATTTTTAAAATCCTAAATGCAACTTTTCTGTTGCCAGGTAAGTTGCCAACCCCGCCTGCCTAATTAATTAGGCCGCAAGTGCTAGATTTTCATCTGCATTTATAGTTTTGTGCGATTTATGGTCGTCACCTACCAACAACTCCATTGCCTTTTAAATTACCGTCGATCCTAGTTCAGGCCCATCATAAACACACGATCTAACCATTTGCGTTCTTTTTTGTTATATGCTTTCTTGACCTTTTTACAAACTTTGGGTCTTTGTGTATAACAATAAAACTTTCGTGCTTTGGTTAACACATCGTATTCATCACCACTTGTCATGGGTTTGCGTGGTAGTCTATTTGTTCCTTGCATTTGCTACTCCCATGTGTTTATGGTGGACCTGCTCGGTACTGCCCCGAGGTCCGCATAATCTATTATGACAACTTCAACATTGTAATTGTAATTATACGACTATTTAAGGATTTGTCAATTAAATATTGGTTCTTTTTAATATTTCTACCGTGCCTGCTGTTAAAATTACAGATTCAATGATATATCTCATGCATGGATCTTTCATCAATTGTTCTAACAAACCAGCCAATGCTAACTGTTTTAGCATTTCTATAGTTTTACCAATATTTTCTAAATTTCTTTTCATTAGATCTGCTAATAACTTTACAAGAGCCAATATTCCTAAAATTTTTGCTAGAAAACCTAATACTTCTTTGAGTTTGTTAAGAATTTGTGCAAGTATTTCTGCACCTTTCATTAAGGCTTCCATAACATCGCCAATCAAAGCACAAGGCCCTGTATCTGGCACATTGGTTAAATGTGTTGCCAGTCTATTAACTGCTGAGCTGGCACTTAAAAGACCGCCAATGTTTGGTACAGAAACTCCTCCTGGAAACCCTGGTGTAGTTGGTAAAGAATAAACAGATCCATATGCTGAATTACCAAACATAGACCATGGTGATGTCAACTGCTCTGCAATATCCATTCCGCTTTGTCTATTAGTTAGATACGTAAAATCTTTCAACACATCATCAACAAAATTAATATCATTGATTTCAGCATCTGTTAGCACACGATCTGAACTTGTACCTAAAACCGAAGCCGGTACCGGAGTTCGTGAACCATAAGGAGCATTCCAGCCATCTGGTAAATCTTTTTTAGAATCATTTAATAAACTTGCAATTTCTGAAACTTGCTGTGCATGAGGATTTTGAAACCCTTTGTAAGCAGTTGACGTTCTACCAAAAGGATCTGTATATTGAACTTGATCAAGGGCACCGGTGTTTATTAGATCTGCTTGTACATCAGTCAATGGTGTTGTGACAGCAGTGATGTCTGTTGGAAAATTAAAATTATCAAATCCAATTCCTGATATTGTTCTTCTTACCATTATTACCCTCCTGCAAAAACTGTACCTGAACCTGTGGCTACTGAACTGCCACATGCAACAGGATCTCCAACTCTACCAAGCTGTAAATTGTTAGCAAATACCGAACCTGATCCTGCGGCCAACGAACTAGCATGACAAACTACACAACAATGGGTTGCCCATGCATCACTTTGTCTATGAACTAGTATATTATCAGCAAACACATTTGGACTTGAACCTGTGTTGGCTCTAGGCGGAAAACATCCGTGTCCTGTACATGTGTCACCTAATCTTGCTACTGCTGGCATACAGTTATTTATGTACTGTTTTAAGTACTGACTTTGTTTTCAAAAGATGGTCCCCAGTTTTGTTCTGGAGTAGGAATAGACACTGCTGGCTTAATTCCTGTTGTAGTCTGTATGTATTGATCTGATGCTGTTTTGTTTGCTTTTGTAATGCAAACAATTTGAGATTTTGAAAGCTCAACTGTTTCGTTCATGTCTTGCATCATTAAAAATTGTGTCATAGCGGCACCTTTTGGTGTTACCACTAGCACAATAGGTTTTGAAATTATCATTGCTTGACCGTTATCATCAACAACTTTTGTAATAATTTCTTCGCCGGAACCTAGTTTTATTGTAACTATTTCATTATTGTTATAAATTTTTGATATCATAGTTATTTCCTTTTCCCAGGACGATTTGTTCTTGGATCAATCCTGCCTTTGCGTTTCTGCATATGTTTAGTTTTTCTTGTTTGTTTTCTTGCTTCACGTATAGAATCAAGTTCTTGCTGTTCTGAGATTTTTATCCATTCCAGATACATTAGAGTTTGAAGCCTTTGAATGTATCTTTAGTTACATCTTGCTTGACACCACCAACAATGTAACTCTCTACTTCAGTTTCTTGTGGTGCAACTTGTAATCCAGCACTGCTTAACCAATGCTGTGTCCATGGTAATGGATTTTGTGTTACTGGCTGATCAAAAATTGGATCAAGACCAATTGCTTTTAATCTTTTGTTTGCAATAAACTCTACATATCTGTCTAATAAAGTTTCGTTAAGACCAATAATAGAACCGTCTTTCATAAGATGTCGTGCCCAGGCTTTTTCTTCTTCAACACAGAGCTTGTACATGTTGTACACTGTGTCGTTGTTTTCATTGACAATTTTTTTCATTTCTGAATCATCACCCTGTTGCCAGTTTTTAATAATGTGTGTTGACAGTGCCAAATGTTGTGATTCATCTCTAGCAATTAACGAAATAATTTTTGCTGAACCTTCCATCAGTTTTAATTCACCAAACGCAAACGTACAAGCAAATGACACATAGAATCTCAAACCTTCAAGTATGTTTACATTAACCATAGCAAGGTACAACTGTTTTTTAACTTCTTTGATATCGCCTTTGCCTTTGACAAAATAATCTTCTGCCATTTTGCTAAACTTGTCATAGTTTTCAGTTACAGAAATAGCTCTTTTGATAATCTGCTCATCATTAAGAATTGTGTCAAACACTTCACTAGGATCAGCATACACATTTTTCATGATATGTGTATAACTACGTGAATGAATTGTTTCAAAGAAATCCCAAGTGATTATACAACCTTCTAGTTCTGGATTTGATACATAAGGTAAAAAACTCAAACACGGTCCTCTGCCTTGTACACTGTCTAGTAATGTTTGATATTTTAAATTAGATGTGAATATGTGTTTTTGTTCTGGACGAAAATTAGCATAATCTGATCTGTCCTTTTGTAGACTCACTTCTTCTGGTCTCCAAAAATATCCCAACATTGTTTGATTGAGTTTGTCTAATGCTGGATATTTAAAAATATCATATCTTTGTACATTCTGGTCTTCACCAAAGAACATAGGCTCTTTAGTAAAGTCAACATCTTTTCTGTTAAAAATGGTTTTACTCATAGCGTTTATTTATATCTCACAAGCATCACATGATGCATCATCTGTTTCTATTTCTACATTCACGTTTGCTTCTGACTGAGGATTTTCTGCAAATTCGTCTGCCGCATTCTGTATTGGTGTTTCTTCAACTTCAACACTGGCGTCAGTTTTAAAATCGTATGTGTTTTGATAATAGCTTGTCTTCCATCCTAGTTTATAAGTTGTAAGCAAATCTTTAAACATCACACTCATAGGAACTTCGTTGTTTTCAAAGTGCGTAGGATTATAACTCCAGTTACCCGAAATGGCTTGATCAAAAAACTTCTGCATCACAGCAACAATGTTTATATACCCATCGTTTGATGGCATGTCCCAAAGCAGTGTATAAAAGTTTTTTAGTCTAGCATAATCAGGAACTATTTGTTTTAAAGGTCCTTTTTTGGATTTTTTAACTGACAAATATCCTCTAGGTGGTTCAATTCCGTTTGTTGCATTTGATACAACACTTGAGCTTTCAGAAGGCATCTGAGCACTTAGAGTAGAATTTCTTAGACCTGTTTCTGCTACTTGTTTTCTAAGACTTTTCCAATCTAGTTTTAATTTGGTATTACAAAGTTCATCTAATTCTTTTTTGTAATGGTCAATTGGCATTTGACCCAATGCATATTTGGTTCTATCAAAATATTCGCATTTGCCTTTTTCTTTAGCCAACTCTGATGATGCTTTGATCAAATAATACTGGAATGCTTCTGTAAGCTCATGCACTACAGGTAGTGCTTCAGCATCACTGTATTTGACTTGATTTTTAGCAAGATAGTGTGCTAGGCCAATATAACCAACACCCAAACTACGTCTGGCTTTTGTAGAAATTTCTGCGGCTTTTACCGGATACTGTTGATAGTCAATAATTTCATCTAAAGCTCTTACAGCCAAATCACACAGCTCTTCCAGTTCAGATAAATCTTTTAGAGTTCCTACATTGATTGCACTTAAAATACATAATGCAATCTCACCATCTCCGTCAATGTGTTGTACCGGAACTGTGGGTAAAGTAATTTCTTGGCAAAGATTTGACATGTTTACTTTGTCTTGGAAACTGCTATGCGAGTTAGCATGATCAATATTCATAATATAGATACGACCTGTTTCTGCTCTTTCTTTTAAAAGGTCACCAAATAGTTCTTGTGCTGGTATAGTTTTTTTATCAATTTTTTTGCTACGTTCATATTTGCAATACAGCTCGTCAAATTCTGGAGTACCAAAAGCATCATATAAATCTGGTACATCATGCGGCGAGAACAATGTGATGTCTCCGCCTTCTAAAAATCTTTCATAAAATAATTTACTGAGTTGAATTGAATAGTCTAGTTTTCTAACTCTATTATCTTCTGTGCCTTTGTTGTTTTTTAAAACTAAAATGTCTTGTATCTCTTGATGCCATATTGGAAAGTGAACAGTAGCACTACCACCACGTACACCATTTTGTGTGCAACATCTTACTGTGGCTTCAAACTTTTTTAAGAATGGTACCACACCAGTATGTGCTACTTCACCTCCTCGGATCTTAGAGTTAATACCTCGAATTCTTCCGGCGTTGATTCCAATACCGGCTCTTTGTGCAATATATCTACCTATGGCCATGTCACTAGAAAAAATTGATGGTAATGTGTCATCAACCTCAACTAAAACACAACTAGCAAATTGCCTCATTGGTGTTCTAACACCTGACATTACCGGAGTAGGAATATTAATTTTAAATTGACTAATAGCATTGTAGTATTTTTTGATATATCGTAGTCTCTGATCAACCGGATAATCAGCAAATAATGTTACTGCAATCATCATATACATGTATTGTGGTGTTTCGTATATTTTACCAGAACTACGATCTTGTACAAGATACTTGTCTACTACCTGTCTTAAACCAGCATAGGTAAAATTTAAATCTCTTTCGTGTTTGATATAACTGTTAATTTTGTTCCACTCATCGTCTGTGTATTTAGATAAAATTGATTTGTCATATACACCTCTTTCAATGTTTGTTGCTACAAAATATCTCAAAGGTACATGACCTTCAGTAGGCATAAATTTACCAAACACATGTTTCTGCAAACTAAAAAGCAACAATCTTGCCGCTACATATTGATAATTTGGATTTTGCAAGTCAATTAAATCGTTTGCAGATTTAACTAAAATTTCTTGAATCTCATCCGTTGTCATTCCATCTGTGAATTGTAATCCGGAGTTCATTTCAACCTGAGAAGATGATACTCCTGATAAGCCTTCACATGCGGCTTCTGTCATTTTGTGGATTTTATTAATATCAAGAAACTCTTTACGACCGTCTCTTTTAACAATATATAGTTCTTTTTCTTTGTTCATTATTAGCTCAATTCCTTATTTTTAATTGTACAGCTATCCAGCGCCATTGTCAACAATTTTTCTGAGTAATTTATCAATAATCGTGTGGATAAAAAATAATTATCTACAGATTTATGAAGTTAACCAGCGTTTTAATATGTAACTTATTCTAGCATCTGTGGTTACGTTTGCATTTATTGCCTCAACAATAATTGTAGTACCACTTATTCTTGAATTGAAAGTTATATCTGATGTGTCATTGATATCTGTTCTGTCATCAACAAATGACACAGTTGAACCGTCTGTAATTACTCTCATTGTTCCTATTGATTTGTCTGATCCAAACTGAATACTGTAGTCAAAAAACATTGTATCCGTATCAGACACATCAAAGGAAATCAAATTGGTTGTTGCGTTAGCAGTGGCAGTTAATTTTAATAAAGAATTTTCATTAACAAAAACGTTGTTTTCAAAAGATGGTCTTGAATCTTGTGTAAAAATTTTAATATTATTAGCAACCGTAGACTCATTGACTCCTTGTGAAGCATTTAAAAATGTCACAAGATTTACTGCCTGTTGTGGTGAATCTAGATCAACTAAAAGATTTCCATCAACTTCAATTGATCTACTACTGTAAGGTAAATCTGAAATAGATCCTAAAATATTTAAATTGGTATTAGTATCGGCTGATGCAATGATATCCAAATTTGATACAGCACTGATTACACTGGCCTGGTTGCCGGTAGCACCAACATCAATCCAACCAGTGCCTGTGGTTAAATCAATATACAGTTGGTTGTTAGCAGATGATTGATCTGTTTCAATTGAAGGCACTGCATTAGCAATTTCTGATACAATTTCATCAGTAGTCCATTTTGACACTACTATTACCGAATTAGCTTCAGGAATACTAGTTGATGTTAAATCAATATGTAAGTCTGTTCCGGCGGTACTAACAGTGTAAATTGTATTACTAATCGTTTCTGGAATATTATTGATATTAAATTTAGTAACCACTACATTTTCGGCAAGTACTGGTGTTGATTTTGTACTTGGCAGTGAAAGTGGTGTGTTAGAATTCAGAATAGACAAATTTGAATTTGTACCATCACCAACAACACTTTCAGTTTCAGCAAGTTTAAAAACAACTAATCTAGTATTAATATCGCTCTGTGTATGATTTTGTGCATTTAAAAAATTATTAACCTGCACCATACGATTCTTAGAATCTTGATTTCCACCGCCAATATACAGCTCTCTAGTATCAAGAGCAAACCCTAGTTCACCTTCAGCAAGAGGTGTTGGCAGATCAGCTTTGTTTCCTCTTCTGTTTTTTAATCTTACATATGTAGTAGTCATTTGTTTTTACCTTAACATTACTATTTAGCGATTTTGTAAAACTGTTCTACTTTGTCAAGCCACATGTCTATATAACGGTTAAATTCGCTTTTTTCTACTAAAAACTGCTGGTATTCACCGCTGTGTGACACAATAAAAATTACGCCGGCTTGAATATCTGTGCCATACACTTCATTGTGTGCTAACGCATAAGCGGCACATTGCATAAAATAATCTTCAATCCATTCACGTTTTTTAACTTTTCTAGAAGTTTTAAAATCGCCAATAACAGGCTGACCTTTATAGACACATACCATATCTGCTGTGCCGGCATATAAATTAGGAAAACAAAGATGCTGTTCAATACCCCATACTTCGTTTATGTCCTTCATTCCATTTTCAATAATAATATCACTGAGTTGCTTGGCTTGTTGGTAAACAAGATTTCCGCCGGTGGGGCGAGGTTCGCCGGTGATGTAATTTTCTAAATGCTGATGAGTAACTGTTCCTAAGTTTGCTGACTCAGTCACAATACGCTGTGCTTCTGCTTGTCCTACTCGCTTCTTCCACTGATTGAGTGCTGTCATATCTTTGGTAGCACTCAGAATTGTAGTTACACTTGGTACTGGATTATTATCCTCACCTACGTAATATCTTTTACCTTCTATTGTGGTTCTTTTAAAATTTTTATATGGAAATTTTTCTAC